AGATTCACCACTTGTATTAATTGACACATCATCTTCAATTTGTTGACCACCTTTTAAAAACTTTTGCAGACCATCAGTTGTTGTACTTTCGGCACCAGTTGTATTAGAATGTAAATCCTTTTGTCTGCCTCTTGAACTATCATATAACTGGTGATTGTCAGTACTATCCCTATTCTTCATCCACACCAATCCACTCACCCCTTTTGCAGTCTCTGGCAAGTTGTCTTGTTGTAAAGCCACAAAGCCAGTTGGTGGTGTGTAGTTCCAAGACTTTTGACCAAAGTTAGGAGTGTAACGTAAATCAGCAACAGTTGTTGAATTTTTAAATAAGGGAAAATAAGTTTGATCATCAACTAAAGGTTGTGCAGAACCAACAATGCTATTGTTTTTATAATAACTTATTTCATTATCGTCTAAATTTAATGCGATACTAATAACATCACCTGCTGTGAAAGTCGTGGAACTGCTAACATTAGTACCATTGTGAAAATAATAGCCACGACTATCTATGTAACTTGAAAATGGACTGGTTGTACTCCCTGGGTCAGAATTTAATCTAGACCACTCAGCAACTCCTACACCAGTCGCATAACCATTGGCAGATGAACCAGTGCCTGATAATGTTACTTCCCAATAATACTTACCTGAACTTGCACCAAGTGTGCCTAAAACATTTCCAGGATATGCATTGTTCATTTCTACATTAAGATTTCCTTCAGCAAAGGTCATGGACGAGTTAGAAGCTGTATTCATATCAATGATCGCATGATTCTGGGTAGGACTATCGGTGGTCTGGTCTCCAGCTACAAGACCTGAATTACTAAAATCATTCTCATTTCCACTGGTGTCGTCTCCAAGTGCACTTGACGATCCAAACTGTAATCTGAATCCATTGGTGCCGTAAGTGATGCCTGTTAATGCTTTGGGTATCCATCTGCCAGTTGATGTGTCCGTAAGTCCAAATGTGTCAGGTGTTAATGCTGAACCATCAACTTGATTAAATTCTGCAAGGTAACCATCAAAATCATAAGCACCACCAGTTGTGCTGCCTAGTCTAAATGTCGCTGAACTATAATTAAACTGAGTAGTGTCAGCAGAACCAGCATTTGTTTGTGATGAAAATGAAGTAATTCTATCTCCATCAACATAAAGTTTAACTCTATCGGCTGCTGTACTATCGTTAGTATTTACAGATAACATGATATGATACCATTTACTGGTATCTTCAAATGTTCTATTTGTTACATATAAATGACTAGAACCACTTCCAATTCTTGTGGCTATTGTATTATTTGTGTTAAATCTAATATACCCATCATTAGTTGATGAGCCATCATATGAAGTAAAAATATAATGAATGTTACCTGAATTAACATTTGCCCTTTTAACCCAAAATGAAATTGTTACTCTCGTCCTATCTCCAGCATCATTTGTCCTTGATAAATAAGCATTGTCAGCATCATTAAATATAACACTATTAGCAATCGTTCCATTATCTGTAAAAGGTACGAAACGTCCGACACGTTGCCCCCCGCCATTGCCTTCATACGTAGAAACGAAGAACTGTGTTTCGCCATTTGGTATTGTTGGTGTTGGCATGTTATTAACTCCCTAAATTAGTTGTATTGACTGCGACATACCCTGTTGGTGGGGTATAGGTAAATCCATTTGCACCCATATTAAATATTAATTTTGAACTGCTTGGTGAAGTATAAAGACT